GGCCGGTACCGTTGATTTAACTTTATATCCTAGCATTTCAGCTAAATTGATTACATTTCTTCTTTCTTCTGATAATGGTAATACCATTTCTTTAAATTGTTGGTCAATGTAAAATGACATAACATCCCCAACATAAGCGGCCATCTCCATTAACATCATTCCAGGTGATGTTTCATTAAAATCGCTATATGTATTTGGAAAATATGACTTAGCATAATTTATTAAATCATTTTTCAATGTCGAAAAATCTTTACTGAGATAATCAATATTTACCTTATTGTTATTAATTCTACTTCTAAATCTATTTTGCTGAGCCATTTACATTTTCTCCATTTATCCTACAGTAATTTGTATTGAATCTAATACATTAGGATTTTGATTTAAGAAAAACTCTATATTAATAAATAATTTATTAACATCATTATTACCACTTCTTACATCTAAACTTCTTATAGTAACAAAGGGCATCCAAGTATCAAACACACCCCTAATTTGGTCTTCCATTATACTAATCAATTCACCATTAATATTTTCAAATAAAAAGTCATCCAACCCAATACCAAGTGATGGTTGAAATACTCTCTCACCGGTTCTGGTGTTTAATAAATTTCTAATATTTTCTTTGACGGCATCGAAAGTTATTTCCGTTGATTCAAAATATCCTTCCCTACCATCGGATTTTACAATGGGTAATTTAATACCAATAAACTTATTTTCTTCACTATCAATTATATGTTCCTTTGGAATTGGAATTGCCATTAATTATTCTCCAAATTAATCATTTATTTCATCCGAAAATAAAACAACTGTAGATTTTTTTGCTAATCCTTCAGATGTCTTTTTCCCCTTATGTACAGTATCCACAGTAGAAACTCCCTTTACCTCCAACCCATGACTATCCGCCTGTAAATTTAAGTTGGGAAGAGTTGCTCCCCCATCAGATACCTTTCGTATTATAGATTTTAATTTTGACTCTAGTGGTCCAAATATAGAGCTGGCTCCCGGTACAAATGAAGCTAATTTTTTTAACATATTAATTAACGGAGCATATGGTCCATATAAAGTATCAGGACTAATATCTACAGATAACCCATCTGTAGTTCTTAGATGCTCTATTTCTACCTCAGATTCCAATTTAACCACTCTAAACTCTTGTCTAGTTAAAAAATTCTTAAACGCATTGGATATTTCTTCAGTATACCCATCAATATCAGTTTCACCGGCAGCATTTCTTTCTATAGCTTTCTTCAATTCTTCTTTTAAACTATTAGAATTTGATCTAGATTTTCTTTTATTCAAAAAAGACACACTACTTACCTTTCTTTTTATTAATAGCCTTCATAAGACCCCGATAATCTCTACCCAACACATCTTTTATACCATCACCAACAGCATCCGGTCTAACTCCCATAGAAGCTACCATCTCATCACCAGAAATAGTTTCTTTACTAGTGTCACTATATTTATGTTGCATAATATCATTCATATTCTGTGTAGTAAATCCACTATTATTTATTGTTTTCCATTCACCCCCTTCATATGTTTCATTTAACAAATCATTTAACAATGAATCTTTAACATATTGTTTCTTTTTCAACTTATTAGTTTTCTTAGGTGATTTTTCATATGTAACATTTTTATCAGGCACCTTAGCTGATTTTATTTCTGATATTACATTATCCATAGCCATGGATATCTCTTCTCTAACTATTTTTCTAATTAATAATCTTAATTTATCGGACTCCTTCATGTGACCTCCATTATTTAATTATTTACCCGCTTTCTCTTGTACGAAAGCATATTTACTTTTAATTCTATCTAGATTTTTTTTAAGTTTTGTCAATTCAATCCACCCACTTCCCAACGACCCACCACCGGGAACAGTTGTACCATCTATGGTCGATGTAAATCCAAGTGGTTGTGTCATACCAACATTACATTTACCAATAGCGTCTATCATTTCTTGTATTACTTTTACCAATTCATTACCCATTACCAATGGCTCAGATGCTCCCTCTCCTAAATAAATATTTTTAGATTTAATTATAGTATCATCTTTTGTATAAATTTTTAAATTTCTACCACTTCCTATCTCAACATCAAAATAACTCGATAATAAAATATTGTCTGACCTAGAGGCAAATATCAATCTATTAGATAGTACCAAAATTTGTGATTTATCATATTCATTGTTAAATTCTATTTTTCTATCTGACTTATTCTCTACATTTGATGGTAAATTTAAATCTTGCTCTATCTTTTGTTTGGGGAACGAAAAATGATGTTTCAATGCCCCAACAGATGTCATTGTTATTAAACACCCATCATTAAAGCTTTCTATTCGATTTCCCATATTTCTACCATTAGAAATAAAAATATTAGGTCTTCCCGACCTACTCCCTATTCGTATACTGTTTCCAAATCTACCTTCCAACATTAAATCACCAACACCCCTATTAAATGGACTGGCATCATTTTCATTAGCATAGTCCATATAACTAATTGGTTTATACAGTCTTTTAACTTTATTACTAAACTTAAAATGTGGATTTATATTCAATGATTTTAATATATCTAATGTCATATCAGACCTACCAGAGCTATATTCATCAACATTATCGGCTTTCATTAAAACATCTGGGTTAAAATTTGGACTATTAACTGTATTTAAAGGTCCTATATAGTATTTTCTCCCAGCAAATTCACATAATAAAACCGGATCCCCCTGTGTAGGAGCGTCTACTATACCACGCATTAATGGATAATAAGTTGCAGATTGTAATGTTTCAATATTTTTAGAATCTATTGATTTACCAGTATGTTTTAAGGCTTTAATAGCATTTATATTACTATCTTTATTCAAAGATAATATAGAATCTCTATTTGTAATACATTCAATTACATGACCAAGAGTAAATTGTACAGGAAAATCTGATAAAAAGGTTTCCACTTTAGATAATCTCTCATTTACTCGCTGACCACTATTAATATATGACTGTGGCTTATTAAAAATTCCTTTAATTTTATCAACAAATAACATAATAACTAATTATCCAATATCGATTTGTTAGATTTAGATTTTATTTCTTCAATTTTATCACTTTCAGACTGTAATTCCATTACGGTTTGATTTAATGTTTCCATTAATTCTTCCTTCTCACTATCAGAAAGTCCAAATTCACTACCAACCTCACCACCATTTGATTTAGACAAATGTCTTTGAATAACTGCAGCTAATTTAACCAAATGTTCATCATTTTTAATAGATACATCAAAATATTCCTTTATTATAGGGGCTATTACCAATGCATCATCTGCTGTTTTTATAAAGCTATGTAATTCTTGTATTAATAAGTCTATTTGAGTTTTCTTTAATTTTTGATTTTCATAAATATCTTTAGCTAAATCCTCAAATGATTTATCTTTAAATACACTGTCTGACATAATTTATCCTCCAAACTAAATTGTTTTTATACAGTTATAAATATATGGACATAAAAAAAGGCGTAAAATTTACGCCTTTTGTTTATATAATATATAATAATTAATTAGAAAAAACTCTTTTTACTATCACCCCCACCGCCTATAGTAACAATTCCGGAACTATTAAATTCATTCAGTGCCCCTTTATAATGTGTTTTCATAATATTAACTATTTTAGTAATATTATTTGTATTCACACCAGTCATTTCCCGTATTAAAAGATATAAAGCTTTCTTATTAAAATTTTCAATTTCATCATTCTTAATTAACAATTCCAAAATAGCAAAAGCAATATCAATATCTCGTTTCTTCTTAAACATCCTCGGTATATTATATTCAAAGTATTTAACCAGTTCTTCAACAAAAGATTTAAAATGGTCCGGGTCAGAATCCGAAACATATCCGTGATTGGCAGCATTTTCACCATACTCTAAAGATTCCATAGTATCATGACTTTTCATTTTTTTATAATTGTTATTGTTATGAAGAATAAGATAATTCTTTGCTACCACCGAAAAATAACTAAAAGCTTTTGACCCTTTAGTATGGTCGTATTTATGCATATTCATTACAAGAAATGCTACTACCTCACACTTAACATCTTCAAACCCATAATCAAAATAACTAAACTTAAAAGTATTAATTATATTTTCAGCAAGTTTATCAAATGCCTTGTGAATTTCTCGTTGATAAATATCATTGCGCGCTTCTTCATTTTCAGATAAATTATATCTAATAATAGCGTCTTGTACATCTTTACCAAAATAAATCTTACTCTTTTTCTTTTTCGCCACCCAATGGTTCTCCTTGCGTATCTTCGGGTATAAATAAATCATTTAACATACCCTGTAATGTTTTTATTTCCTCAAATACAAACCCGACCTCATCGTCAGATTCAAAATGACCTGTATTATCTATAGCTTTCAATCTATTATATGAATATTCTACTATTTGTTGGAAATTAACTATAACTCCCTCCAATATATTTATTCTTTTTAATGAATAATATACCAACGCAGTTGATACTACACTAACTAAAAAAAATATTATAAAAAATATATCATACCACATAATTCATTTCCTCCGATTAATTTGTTCCAAAAAGAGAATCAAACGCGTCTTTTATCTCAGCTAAATTTTCATTATCAACTTCCACCGTATCATCTTCATCATCAACATCCAATGATTGTAAATAATGTTGTTTTTCTGCAACAGTAGACATCCAATCAGCAAAATGCACTATATAATGAAGAATATTTTTACTATCAGTTGATCTTCTAAATAAATCCTCATTACCCTTATCGAACATACCATCTGACAATTTAATAGCTTTCCAAACTTCCTCTGATATATTAATATTAAAATGTTGTAACAACCATAATGATCTGTCCGTGATAGACATATTTTCTAACTTATCATTAAAAGTATAGTATTCATTTAATTTATTTCTTCTCCACTCATCTGTCTGTGTTAAATAATATGAATCATTTAAATCCCCAAGTTTACCTAAATCATGAAACATAGCAGCTAACACAATATCAGATTCAGGTACCAATACTTTAACTCCCATTTCAATAAATTGTTCTTTAATATTTAATGATGTTTCAATTACCCTAACCGTATGGTCCAACCATCCACCACGAAAACAATTGTGATAATTTGGTCTACCGGACGCCGGAGCATCAGTTATCCTATCATCAAAGTGGTCGAGTAATGATTTTATATTATTATATTCGTCGGCATGAAAATAATGGTCTACTATCTCCAATAATCTATTTTTATTTTTATCTATATTACCTTTAAAACTTATCATTCAAAAAACTCTCCTATAGTTTTATTTTCTACTTCTTTTTCTAACTCATAATTCATTATAAGTAATTCTTCACCCTTATTTTGTTTACCATCTTTTCTAGCGGATGCGGCTTTAACAAATTCTTTTCTTATCCAAATATATTCATCTTCAGGTAACCATTCACCCAATAAATCAAAATCATAATAAGATAAACTAAATTTACCCTTTATATTCTTTAAAATATTTACAAGATTTTCGTGGTCTTCCCTATCAAAGTCATGGAGTGAATAATAATTTTCTGTTTCCCAATACGGTGGGTCGCAATAGAAATATGTAGTTGGACTATCATATTTTTCTATCAATTCGGAATAATCCATATTTTCACATATATCAATTAACTTCAATTTATTTGAATATTTGGGATTAATCAATCTTCCTCTAAATGAATCAAATTTAGATTTATATTTACCTTTAAGGTCTATGAATTTAGATTTTTCTGGATTTAATCCGGAAAATACCTGTGTTACTATATATGCATATTTCATCCCAAAACCCATATCACCTAGAGTAACGTCATTTACATTATTATCCCCAAACACCTCTTTTTTGTATTGATAGAATAATTCTTCATTTTGAGATTTTATATCTTCCATAAATTTATGAAATTCAGACGGGGTCCTACAACATTCAAATAAATTTACCATATATCTATTAAAATCATTATATACAACTTTTTTCAAATTTGGTCTGGTATGTACATCACCATTAACATATACCCAAAATGCACCACCAAATGGTTCTACATATGTTTCAATATTATTCGGAATATATCCACATATCCACTTAGCCATTCTAGACTTACCACCAATATAACTAATCATTTATAAAAATACCTCTTTTATTACATTATAATATACAACAGTTGACATATAAAAGTCAAGCAAAAAATTAAACTAATTGTAACGCCATAATTATCATTCCCAAAAACATAGATATTCCAGTCTTCATCGTAATACCCTCACCCAATATGAACCAAGTAATAATTGGAAACGAAATCATACCAGCAGCGAATCCAACCAATCGCAATGGCCATAATTCACCAAACCCATCGTATCCTATTTTGGTTGAAAGTATTAGAATATATGATATTGGTATACCCAACACAGACAATAGTACTGGATTATCCTTAAACCACTCCCACCTCAATTGAGCATTTAATTGAAACCACACAATAACCTGTACACCTATTAACATAAGTGTAGCTAACATAACCTGCTTGTTTATCATTTATAATGTTTTCCTCATATATCTCTTATGCGCCTTAGATGGTTTATTAGATTTCTTTTTAGTAGATGTAACCTTTTCAGTTGATTCATTCACATCACGAACTTCTTCTTTCCATTCCTCTTTCGGGACATAATTAGCTTCCCCGTCCTGATATAATTGTGATGCTTTTTCATCTGATACTCTAAATACTCGTTTACCATCAATACTTCTCATTGTTTTCATCATTTAATTCTCCCGATATGTTAATTTTTTCCATTCACCATCGTGTTCCCAATA